ATGGCTACTGTTAATTTCAGGGTCGATGAAGCCCTTAAAGAAAAGTCTTATTCCATCCTAAAAGAACAAGGAATTGCTCCTACTGAGTTCTTTACTAATATTCTTGAATATATTGCTACGACTGGAAAGCTTCCAGTACAGAAAGCTTTACTCTCAGAGGAAGATGCTGATTTATTAGCTCTTGTTCGCAAACGTGTTAATGATCCTAAAGAGATGTTTGAGGAAATCACTTTAGATGACTTATAAGCTGTTACGTCACAAAGATTTCACTGCTGAATGGGAAAAACTTCCAGTTGCTATACGGGATCAATTCAAGAAGAAACTCGTCAAAGTCATAGAGCAACCGCATATTCCAAAGAATATGCTTCGAGGAGATCTTGCTGGCTGTTATAAAATTAAGTTGCTAAAAGCTGGAGTAAGATTGGTCTATCAAGTCAAAGATAATGAAGTTGTTATTTTGCTTATTACTGTTGGTAAACGGGCTGATAGCATAGTTTACGATGAAGCAAAAAAGCGTATTAAAGACTAAAAAATGAGAGCTTGAGGCTCTCATTTTTATGATTTCGTATAAGGTGTATTATGTTAATTTTAGATTTATTTAACTTTACCTTACTATTTTTTCTATAATGCTCAGGTTATAAAAATCATCTTCTAAAATTTTGGATTTTTGAATGGAAAATACTGATTTAAATATAATTATATGGAATGCAAAAATCAGTGCATCTAGATCCGAATTTAGTCTTAATAATTGGAAATTATGTAAAAGATTTATCCTGAGTTTAATAAAGCAAAATATTGATTTATTAGGATTAATCGAAATAAATGAAGAATCTGTTTTATATTTGAAAAAAATATTTGAACGTTTTAATGTTCCTTACGAAGTAGCCAATGGAACACAAACTCGTCACAATACTAGATTCGATACTTGTGTGATTTATAGAAAAGATAAATTCACACTTATTCAAACACCCTATCAACAAGACTGTGAAAATACAGATACTTTCATTCATGGCAAACAAGCTAAAGGCGGTCAAAAATATGATTTTTTTGATTCTTTAAAAAAACAATTTCTGAGTTTAGTACTTGTACATTGGCCAAGTATGTTAACACCAGAAATCCATAAAGTAAGGCATGACGTGGCTCAAAATCTGAGATTTCATATTGATCAATGGTTAATCAAAAATAGTAATATAATTATTGCTGGAGACTTTAATACTGAGCCTTTTTGCCCTAGTCTAACAGATCATTTATACAGCTTTAGAGAACCTCTTTCTCCGAGTAGAAGTAAGAACGGGTTCGAATTTCTTTATAATCCTTCGTGGAGTTTTTTGAATGTTCCACCACCAGTAATTAATCCATTCAACTATAATATTTTAGGAACGTATTTTCTTCCCAAAAAGAGGCACCAACATTGGTTTAATTTAGACCAAGTTATGTTCTCTAAGAACTTAATTGAAGGAAGTTCTGGCTGGAAATATTCTGAAAATACTTTAAAGATACTTGGCATGTTTGATATCACTGATCAAAAAGAACGTTGGTCTGATCATTTGCCCATACAATTTAATCTTACATGGAGAACATAAATGAGCCACTTTAACTTCGAAGAAAGTATCTCCATTGGTATTGAACGAGCAGATATTGCCGAAGCTAATAAAAATGAAATAACTGAAATTTTTAATGATTTTTCACAAGCTTTTCAGAAAGCTTCTAATAATAAAATTCATGCCACAATAAAGTCAAAACAGAGAAAAATATATGAAGGAAATAATGCTCTTTTAGCAGCAGCATCAAGGTTCAATTTTAAGTATGAATCCTTTAATGCTCTTGTTCTTTCTAATGGATCAAAAGATTATACAATCGCCGAAATTATAGAAAATGAAGATGGTTATCCTTTAAGAATTAAAGTAGAGGATTATACTTCTTCATATTCTGATAAGGATAGCTTAGTGGTAGGATTATCTAAGTTGGTTGCTAGAACAGAAGTAGGAAAATACTTTAAATTGCTTCTTAATGATGAATAGAGATTTTCATGAGCAGCCCCATTTAACATAATGGTGCTTATACGAAATTCTTTTGGAAATAGTTTTAAATTTCAAAAAGTTATGCTATAAAAAACTGGGACGAAAAACCTAAAAAACCGACTTGGAAACAAGTCGGCTTTTTTATGTACAACTCTGGAAGATATAGCCAATGGAATTGATTAATATTTAATCAATTTGAAGCTTTTGTCCATGTTATCAATTCATTCACTGCTCAAATTATCCCCAATTTCTGCGGATAAACCTTGGGGTAAAATTTAAGCACTTATGTACGCTTAAGCGCACAACAATTCCCGCCCTTTACGGCTATACGATCGCACACTTATTTCCTATCATGGGGACATAGAGAGCAGGATGCTCCAGATAAGAATAACAAGATCAGATACAAGGAATGTGAGGTACGACAGGAGTTATACCTAAACATCAAATACGAAAAACCCCGACAGGATGTCGGGGTTTTTTTATGCAAAAATAGTTTTATAAAGTATGAATAGTTTTAACTATTCACTAGTGGATAAAAGCTCATAATTTTTAAACTTTATCACTTCCACACCCAATCGTTCATTGACCTGTTTAAGTAAGTTTTGATAAAAAACAATTTCATTGTAATAAAAAACTTTTGCAGCCTTTTCAATATCACCAAACCCACCTGCATTTTGTGGTACTACACCGATGAGCTGCGGTGGTATACGATGCCCTGCAAGTTGGTCATCACGACTGGCTATTTTAATATTATAAAATTCATCCTTGGCAGCGACTTCAGCCAATGGAATGACTTTAACTCCGTCTTTCGTTCCTCCGGGTGTATAGACCAATAAATTTTTAAAATTGCCTGCCCCCTTTGAGTTTTCAAGAGAATCTTCTAAATCATCGACATCTTGCTGACTTTGTAATGCATCAGTCATGTGTAGAATAAAACCTGCATGTGCTCCATTTTTATAATATCGACGACGAAATAAAGTAGCTGCTTCATTGAGTAAAATTGCATTTACACTACTCAAATAATTAGGTATGCCGTAAATTTCCTGTCCAATATCTGTTTCAAAAATATGGATCATATCTTGAGGTTCAAATTTATGGTTATTGATCTGGTCATAGCCCAACTGATAATAACTTGATAAGTCCAATGCCCTTCGCATGTTCAGTGCTGGTCTAGATCCAAGCCCAACAACACCACCAAAACGGTTACGTTTCACATGCACATAACAATTGGCAAAAGTTAAAAGATTCAGAGCTAATGCATTAAATTCATGGCGACTTAACAACGGATGAGGAATGTAATCACTGGTTAGAATGTTGCGTTTCACAATTAAAGCACTGGTGTGATGACTGGTCGCTCGGAACAATTTTGCCGTGGCCAACATATCGTAGGGCAATTCATACCAGTCTAACCATTTCGGACAATAGCCATATTCAAACAAGGCATGGCCATCCAGTACCGGTTCTGCTTCCCCAAAATTTCTACAAATAATTTTACTGATTGGAGCAGCTGCAGCCAGTTCTTGTTTTTGCAACAAACCAAACCGATCCAATTGCTGATGTAGCATTGATTTTATATTCATGATTTAAATACTCTGATTCGGCTACGTGCTGCGCCTTGTTGAGATGGATCTGTAATGTCGACAATCGGTGCTTTTTCTAAACCATTCATAATTGCCCAAGCTATATCACCATGCCCATTTTCTGCAGAGCGACTGGTGACTAAGGTTTTGTTCCCCCCACCACTGGTCATGGCTTTTTTAATGGAAAGGAAGGCTTTTGCTACAGTCGTTAAACCAGCATCAAAATTTAATCGTCGTTTTTGAAATAATTCTTTGGCTCTGAGTCCCATACGAATTTTTAATTCGGGGTTATAGTTCAGTCTGGTTAAAGCAGGGAAAAATTTAGATACATATTCAGAAACAGCAAGACCATTACCAGTGTTGTCAATTCCAATGAAAGTGACGTTATAGCGTCCACAAACCTTTTTAATATATAAAGATTGCTCTTGAGCTGTTTGTCCTTTGAATTGTTTTACTTCAAGTACTCGATAAGGCGACAATGATGTTGGTGGTGGCGCAATAACGGCAAGTGCAGCATTGTCACCTGTGAAAGATGGATCATAGCCAATCCATACTTCGCCTTGATAATGTGGCGTTTCATTGGGGTTAAAATCGTTCCAGATTTCCCATGAATCCACCATATTGGGGATGATGTCTTTCAGTGGAAAATAAGAACCTGAATCATCGATAAAATCACAATCAAATAAATTGGCATATTCCTCATCGCCATATTCTGCAAGTAAGTCATCCCGATCAAATAAATCACAGCCTTTGGCTTCAGCAGCATCTAAGGTCACAATTTGACGAGTCTTTCTATCAGCACATTTAACAGGCATTTTTAATGCGACTTTGCTGACATCAATTTCAATCGGTAATTTACGTTTACTATCTGTACCCGTCCAGAATGCATAGGCTTCATGCAAAATACTGGAAGGTGTCGACATATAAATTTGCTTATACATTTTCTGCGATGCCATTGCAGAAGCGACTTTTTTGAACTTTAAAAAACTACGAATCCAAAAGAACTCATCCATGATGACATCACCATGACGGCCTTGAGCTGTTAAAGCATTTGTCCCTAAATAATATAAACTCGCTTGTCCATTTGGTCCGTTGACAACAATGGGATCTCCTGTCAGTTCAACTCCTATCACTTCTAAACAAAAGGCTTTAATATATTCAATAAATTGAAAGGCTTGCGCTCTTGAAGCGGACATAAAGATTTTATTTTTACCCGTTTTAAGTAAATCAATAAAAGCCCATAGCGCAATAATATAGGTCGCCCCGATTTGGCGTGATTTCAATAAAATAAAAATCCGTGACCATGAAATAGCATCCATCCATTCTTGTTGATATAAGAATAAAAAGTCTGAAAATGCCTGTTCAAGTAAGACTAAATCTTCTTCGGTAATTTGGTTTTTAAGCTTTCTCTTTTTCGGCTTATTGTTGCGGTTTTCTAGTTTTGGATTGAGATCCGCTTGAGTCCCCCCTTGGCGGTATCTTTCAATTTTCGCCCATCGTTCAAATTGAACACCAATAAAATCCATTTCTTTGTAATTGGCATTGCTCTTATTTTCAATAAAAGTCAGTGCTAAATATCGGACTTTAAGTCCAAGCGTTACATCATCAAATAGATCGGCTTTTTCCCACCCATCACGCTGTTTCCAACTTTCGACGGTCGCTCGATTTTCTTCAATTTGCTTGGCAATTTCAGACACAGTCATACCCATCGCAAACAGGATTCGTCCATGTTGTCGGGGATTTAAATTTTCAAAAGTAAGCGGATGCGATGTATTCATGCGCCTAATGTAGCCCTAAGCATTCATTTTCCACGAATAGAAAAATCCTGATTAAGCGTTAAACAGGATTCTGGTCGTTGCGACACATATCCATTCACAAGCAGACTGCATACATCAGAAACATAGATGGAAATTTAAATGGGATTAGCAGGAGAAGGACGTGTAGAAAAACGCTTCCGCGTTGCCCGCGAAGGTCAAACCGTGGATGGACGTGAATTGACTGGACAAGAAATTCAGCAGATGGGTTCAAGCTATAGTCTAGAAAAATATGGTGCACGAATTAATCTTGAGCATTTTTCAGGATGGTCACCTGAACCACCATTCAATGCATATGGCGACATCATCAAAGTTGAAGCTGTAGAAGAAGATGGTAAATGGTCACTTTATAACACCCTTTCTGCTCTGCCTAATTTTGTGGCCATGAATAAAAATGGACAAAAAATTTATCCATCAATTGAGTTTTACCGCAACTTTGCAGGGACTGGCATTGCCTATCAAGTTGGACTTGGTTTAACCGATACCCCTGCTTCACTCGGCACTGAACCTATTAAATTTTCAGTCAACCAATTTGCATTACGAACTCAACCCAACTCGGAGATTTATATGTCACTGACAGCTCCAACTGAACAAAACAATTCAGTTCCAAATGATCAAAAAGGATTTTTTGAGCAATTAAAAACTATGCTTTCACCGAGCCAACCCAAGCCTGCAGCACAGCCCGATGATTTTCAGGCTGTGGTGACTCAAGGTTTAGTGACGGCCTTGAATGGTATTGCAGCTTTGAATGAAAAATTTAACACATTAAGTTCAGCACCTGCAGCGACAACACCACCAGTGAACCCACCTGCATCTGCACCAGTTACGCAAAATACTGAACAGCCAACAACAGCACCGCAAGATACTTTGAGTCAAGCACTCGCACCCATTTTGCAATCCATTCAAAGCTTACAAACCCAGTTCAGCCAACTCTCAACGACTCCAGTCAATAATCCACCAGCAGCTGCAGGCGGTGATGCTGACCGTGTTGATTATTAATTAAGGAATTTAACCATCATGTCAGTCGTTCTTAGTACCATCGCACGTACAAAATTATCTGCTTATATGGCCGACATTGCTCGTGCCAATCAGGTTGAAGATGTCAAACATAGCTTTGCCGTTCAGCCTGTACCTGAACAAAAAATCATTGCTGCTTATCAAGAGTCTGCGGACTTTTTAAAGCAAATTAATGTTTATCCTGTCGATAATGCCACAGGTCAAAAAATTGGCTTACTCATCGGCACCACAATCGCAGGTACCACAGATACGCGTGTCAAAGCACGTGCACCAACCGCAGTTGGTGCATTAGATTTACTGGATGAATATAACTGTACCCAAACCAATTATGACGTTGCTTATTATTGGTCATTGTTAAACGCTTGGAAGCATCATCCAGACTTCAAAGCCAAGCTTCAAGCAATGGTCATCAATGCCGTTGCACTGGATAAGCTGTGTATTGGATGGAATGGTGTCTATCGCGCAGCGACTTCAGATCGCGTGGCCAACCCTCTTTTACAAGATGTCAAAAAAGGTTGGTTGCAAAAAATTCGTGAAATTGCACCTGAGCAACATTACGAAGGGATCGATGACGGTACAGGCAAACTGGTCACCAAAATTGGCGCAGGCAATGAGTTTAAAACGCTTGATGGTCTAGTTGAATATGCAGTTGAAGAATATATTGCCGTACAACACCGTGAAAGTGGCTTAGTCGCCATTTGTGGCCGTGGCGTGTTGAGTGATAAATACTTACCATTGCTGAATACCATTCAAGATCCGACAGAACAATTGGCAGCACGTACCATTTACGCCAATAAGCAGCTTGGAACTTTACCTGCGCTGCATGTTCCCAACTTCCCTGCAAAAACAATTCTGATTACTCATCCAAAAAACCTGTCGATTTACCTTCAGTCAGGCACTTTGGTGCGTTCTATTGCAGAACAGCCTGAGTGGGATCGTGCAGTCGACTTTCAGTCAGTGAATGAAGACTTTGTAGTTGAAGACTATACCAAGTGTGTGCTCATCGAAAATATTGAGGTACAAGCCTAATGTCGATAAATTCAATGCGTGAGCATCGTGAAAAAATGCTCGCAATCAAAGCACAAAAAATGGCGCAAAACCCAGATCCACGTTTACGAAAAAAAGCAGTGATTATGGGTGTTGATCCTGAAAGTACTGTTTTAAAAGCCAATACTGATTCGGCTACACCTACTGCCAATATTGAACTTCGCCTGTTCAATCACATGAGCCAATTAAAAGACACCAAATCGACTCAGGAAAAAATTGCCAAGAAAAAAGAATGGCTACCTGAATATTTTGGGTATATCGATGGCTGTTTAGCCGTTTCCCCTGCTGCACAAAATATGACGCTTGTGACGTTAATGGTGTGGGCAGTGGATGCAGGTGAATATGAACTCGCTGTGCGAATTGCTGAATTTGCCATTCTCAATGACATGGTCATGCCTGAAGGACACATCCGTGGTATTGCGGAATTTGTTACCGAGCAATGCGCTATAGATTTTTGTGATGATTTAGACCTTGCCATTGCCCATGCTGAATTGATTAAAAAAATCATTGAGCTGGGTGTCGGTGAACAAATGGTCGATCAGGCTCGTGCCAAAATTTATCGTGCGCTAGGTGATGCATTAAAAGATGCTCAACCGATTGAAGCACAGAATGCTTATAAAAATGCCTTGCGACTCGATAGTAAAGTGGGCTGTAAAAAAGACCTTACAACCCTTGAAAAACTATTGACGAAGCAAACAACCGAGTCGTCTCCCGACGCCACTGTCGGCTCGCAGGCTGATTCACCTGATGCTTCGGCAGCAGCTGTGTCAGTTCCTGCGTCCACCGACTCTAATGCGCCTACAGACACAAGTACGGCTACGGAGTAACGGTCATGCTTCTAAATGCACCGCTACCTGATCGTGTGGTTCAAAATCCTGAACCAGAACGTCCAAATGTCAGCATTAAGGATTTATTGGGAACGGTGCGTTTAGATCAATCCAAAGGTGAGGATCTTTTAGCAGAAAAGATCCTCACCGCAATCGATGACATCAATACTCAAGTTATGTTGCTCAAAATCGAAACTGATACACAGATTCGCAAATATAAACGTGCAGTTTGCTATGAAGCTGCTGCACTGATTTGTGAAGATAATTTAGATTTTGATACCACAACAAACGGTCAATCACGTGGCGAAAATCAACAAGCAAAAATGCAGTCGTTACGTCGCGTTGTCAATCATATGATTGCTGATTTGACGAATCGCAGACGTAATCGGATCAAACTGGTATGAGTACTGTCAATGCCATACAGGGCGATACTTTAGATGCCATTGCATACCGTTATTTCAAAGACAATTCAGTGCAAATTTTGGCTGCATTGATTGAATTAAATCCAGAGTTGCATGGAACATTTTTAGATGAGCATCAAACCGTTATTTTGCCTGAAGTGACTCAAATGCAAAGTACTCCCTCATTAAAACTGTGGGATTAAAGGGGAACCCAATGAATGATCCTATTTCAATTAAAGGATTACCGTGGCTTTTAAAAATTATTGCCGCAATTATGGGCGCAATTTTAGCGCTGATTTTAAGCGGTGATATCGATCCACAAGGTCGAATCAAAATTACCGTCGGTGTGATTTTAAAATTCGCAATTAGTGTGGCCATCAGCTTATATGGCGGATCTGCTTTTATTGAATATTACCAACTCACCCATTATTCAATGCAGTCACAAGGTTTTGTGATGCTTATTTTTGCTGTGTTTGGCATGCTGTTAATTGGTATTTGGTATCAATCGATGCAGTTATGGAAAGGTAAAACAGTGAGTGAAATTATTGCTGAAGTAAAAGCAGCTTTCATTGCCATGTTTAAATAGGAATAGAGAAATGTCAAAACAGCTCACTATTGAACAAATACAGCAACAAGCGGAAGAACTGGGTATTGCTCCTGCTGCCCTTCAAGCCATTCATGAAGTGGAATGTCGGGGTTCAGGATTTAATCCAGATAATACACCTGTGATTTTGTTTGAACGTCATGTCATGCGAGAGCGTTTAATTGCCAATAAATTTTTTAGCATTGCCGAAAAAATGGAAATTAAGCGCCCTGACCTTTGTAATAAATCATCTGGTGCTTATGGCTTATATTCAGCTCAACATGGTCGATTAGCAGTTGCTGCTGAATATCATCGTGAAATTGCGCTTGAATCTTGTTCATGGGGTATTGGTCAAGTGATGGGTTATCACTGGAAATCTCTTGGCTATCCATCCCTACAAGCATTCATCAATGCAATGTATAAAGATGAAGCCTCACAGCTTGAGGCAATGTGCCGATATATCAAGGTAAATAACCTTGTGAATGCGCTTAAAAATAGTGACTGGAAAGCCTTTGCATTGGGCTACAACGGCAAAGCTTATGCAAAAAATAAATATGACATCAAATTAGCAAATGCATATAAAAAATTTGCTGAAGGATCATAAACCATGCAAGCCTTAATTCCGTTAAAGCCCTATTTACAAGCAAAACTGCCCTTTATGACAGCAGATAAATGTCATCTGTTTATCGTGAATGGGACTCAAGCAAAGGGCTATATGGAATATACAGCTCGGTTGTTATTTCTGGATTATCGTGGTGACCCGATTGAAGTCATTATGCAGATTCGTGAATGGCTCAAGTCCAAAAACCTGCATTTAGATGTAACTGGTAATGACGTTCAAATTTCATTTAGCTCTGAAATTGTTGATGCCAATACCTTTGATCTAGAAATTGATTTTCCACAGCGCGATAAAATCGTGATGGATCAAAATGGGTACCATGTTTGTCCAGAATTGGTCTGGAGCGATATATTTGATAAATTTGTACCTGCAGGAACTGAATAATGGATGCTTATGCAGGTTTAGACCATTGGCTTGATCAGATTGCGCTGCGCCTTGAACCAACCCAGCGACGAGAACTGATGCGTCGCTTGGCTCAAGGTTTAAGAGTACGCAATCGGGATCGAATCAAGCAGCAACGAGATCCAGATGGGCATCGTTTTATTCCACGTAAACGTAATCAAATTGGAAATAAAAAGCGTCAAGGTGCTTTATTTCAAAACATCGGTAAACAAATAAAAACCGAATATTCTGCCAATCATGCTGCAGTCGGTTTTGGTGGACGGACGGCTGTTGTCGCTGAAGTACACCAACAAGGTAAAACCATTAAGCCTAGTCGCTATGCAAAAGCCACCAATTATCCAATTCGCGCATTGGTCGGTTTTAGTCAAGATGATGAAAAATGGATACAGAATGAGATTTTTAATTTTTTATTAAAAATATAGAGCTTTTTAATTAATAGATTTTTTCTAAAAGCAGGCATATAATTCTCACAAATTTATAACTTTCAAATATTTAAATGACATCTCAGATCAATAACACACCTAATCCAGATAAAGAAGAAAAAGACGAAATTAATAGACTTGAAATGCTAATGACAATATCTACAAATATTGCAGCTTTTTTTTTCCTATTAATTTTCTCTTTATACTTTATAAATTTTGGTTTAGGTAGTTTTGATTTTTCACAAAATAAAAGTGAATGGGGAGCATTCGGAGATTTTATTGGGGGAATATTAAATCCTACGATTGCAGCTTTTGCTTTATTTTGGTTAATTACTTCTGTCAATCTCCAAATTAAAGAGCTCAGAAAGACGAATGAAGCTTTAGCAAAAACTGTTGAAACAGCAGAAAAACAACAAAATCAAACATCAATTCAAAATTTTGAAAGTTTATTCTTCCAATTATTAAAAACAAAAAATGACTCTTTAGATGACATTGAATATAAAAGACAAGATAACAATGAACAGGGCCAACCAATCAATATAATTGAGTTAAAATCTGTTGATGCTATTAAACAACATATTATAGATTTTAAAAATGACCCTAGAGGAGATTGGCTTAAGTATTACGAAGAAAAAATGCTCGATTATACTGGGAGTTACTTCCGAATTTGTTATCAAATCGTAAAACTAATTGATAACAATGAAACATTAGTAGCTTCTATTCCAAAAGAAAAGGATAAATCTATCATTTATTCTGCTGAACAAAAAAAATATTTTGATATTTTTAGAGCCACATTAACGAAACATGAAATTGAAGCTTTCTTTTTTAATTGCCTAAATCAATACGGAAATAAAAAATTCAAAAAATTGATTGAAAAATATGGCTTATTTGAACCTCTACCTATTGACAATGATCGTAAAAGTGAGAGAAATCATCGCCTTACAAGGTATGCATATCAGTATGAATCAATAGTTTTTGAAGAAAATTCCTATTGGAAAAATTATTTTAGTGAAATTAGTAAAATAGATATTACAATTAGTTTAGAAGACTTAGAATCTACTTTTGAAAAATTAATATCTACAAGCATCATTAACCAATCAATCATTCACGGATTAAATATAGGGCACTTTGAAGAAACTTCTGGATTTTGTTATCAGTTCAATGGACATATAAATAGTAAAGATATTTACAATATATTTTCAGAAGAAAATTTAAATAAAATTAAAAATAGTCCTACATTCATCAATCCAAAATCAGAAATAAGCAACAAACAGGAAAATATAAAAAGTATTGATCTATTAATTCAAGAATGTATTACATGGTTTAATAAGAATGGTATAAAAAATTATGATGAAAAAATTGCTGAAATTGGTTACCCAAGTGATAGACAGTCAATTAAAAAACTAAATCAAATTAAAGAAACTCGTAGAACTGAAATTAATAACTATAAGAATATAATTATAATTTTAGATCAAAAGCTTATTTCAATCCAAGAATCAGATGCAACTCTTACAGCATTTATATTAATAAAATATGGAATTTCGTATACAGAATATTCTGAGTATATTAAATCAAAACAATCTCTTAACACTCTAGTTCAACAAAATTAATTTTATCAAATCATCCACTTGGTGGTTGAAATTATTGTCTTATTTATGAAAAATCTGTAGACAAACCGCTGATTTGGCGGTTTTTTTACATTTCAAGCTTTGAATTACCACTGTTATCACAAATTAGAAAGAACATCAGCTTCTCCATATAGATATTTATATTAAGAATATCCCTATTCAATTTGGCACCTTAAGCTTTGATTATTTCATATATACAAAATTCCTAATTAAGCCTTAAACAGGATTGCATACCTCGCATCTTTAAAGAAATTTGTTCATGATTTCTCGCTCTAACTTTTAATTCTAAATAAGAATGATTGAACTTAGATGTAAATGCGGAAAATTACTGTGCCGCATAGAAAAACTCACAGTAAAACTTGAAATAAAATGCCCTCGATGTCGAGTGCTCAATCATTGGAACGCCTAGAGCGTCAGGTTAGATAGCCCAGAGCTACCAACGGAGTCGACATATGTCCCCGAAAACTAACCCTAACACCTTAACAAAACCCACTTATAATGCTTCTGGCCGTTCTTTTTCAGGTTGGTTGGGTGGTAAATCTCAACTGGCACGTACCATCATCGATATGATGCCCGAACATAAGCACTACTGCGAAGTATTTGGCGGTGCAGGTTGGGTCTTATTTAAAAAATCAACGTCTACACTTGAAACCATCAATGATGTAAATGGGGATTTAATTAATCTGTATCGTGTTTTTAAATACCATCCTGAAGCCTTAGAAAAAGAGTTTGAAACACAACTGATCAGCCGTGAAGAATTTGAACGCTTAAAAGCTGAGAAGAATACTTCACTGACCGACATTCAACGCGCAGCGCGTTTTTATTATTTACTTCGTACCTGCTTTGGGGCAAAAGTTTCCGAACCGAACTTCTTTTCTCATGTTGAACGTCAACCGCATTTAAAATTGGGTGATGACTTAAAGACAGTACTTTCCGCAATCCATCAACGTCTACAGAGAGTAAATATTGAAAATCGCAACTATGACGTTTTGATTCAAAAAATGGATCGTGAGGACACCTTATTCTATCTAGATCCACCCTATTACAACTGTGAAAAATACTATGGCAAAGATATTTTTAGCCGTGATGATTTTATTAAATTGCGTGAATTACTGAAAAATATTAAAGGTAAATTTATTTTAAGCCTGAATGATATACCTGAGGTGCGCGAGTTATTTGATGGTTTTTATTTTCACACCAAACAAATCCGTTGGTCATTAAACAGCAAAGCTCATGATGAAAATAATGGTAAAGAACTGATCATCACCAATTACCAAATTCCTGATTAAGCGTTAAACAGGATTCAAGTCCTCGCACTTTAAAATCAAATTGCCCATGATTTCGGTCATGGGCAATTTACGTTTATATGAGCATGACTAATCAACTTTTACGACAATTTCAAAACCTTTCTAGCATCGGTACCGTGATCGCTATCGATGCTTCAGCGTGGAAAATTCGCCTAAAAATTGATGAAAATGAAACGGATTGGATACCCATTCCAACGATGGCTGCAGGTGTCGTCAAAATTTGGCGATGCCCATCGTTAGGAGAACAATTTTCTGTTTCAGCACAAGGTGGTGAGCTCACCAGTGCAGTACCTCAAATCAGCCTTTTTTCTGATGCATTCCCTCCCCCAAGTACCGATCCGAATGAAGTTTTTGTCCAAATCGGTGAGCATTTTTTTAGCGTCAATATTGAATCTGGTGAAGCCCTGTTCAAATTAAACAAATGCACCTTCGATGTGCCTGAAACAGTTTTTACTGGCACTGTGCATGCTGAAAAAGCCATTTCATCGGCTGAAGATATCAAAGCCAAAACCATTAGCCTTGTCGAACATGGGCATTTAAATGTTCAAAATGGAAATGGCGTTTCAGGAGCACCAAAACCATGAAAGGAATGTCACGGCTCACAGGAAAAACCATTCGTGATGATGGGCAATTGCCTGCCCACCTTCAGCAATCACTGCATGACATTTTAAGCACCCTCATTGGTACCCGAATATGCCGACGACATTACGGCTCACTTTTACCGCATTTAATTGATCAGCCCTGCAATGACATCACCAAATTGAAAATTATGAATGGTTCTGCCACAGCCATTATTCGCTTTGAACCTCGTCTTAAAATCAAACAGGTTCAGGTCCGCAGCGCAGACCGTCAGAATGCTTGGGATGTCACCCTCATCGGCACTTATTCGCAATATAACCAAGATCAAACTTTCAAACAGAGCTATACATTTGGAGCAGCTGCATGAGCACCATAAACCGAGTTGATTTATCTTCATTACCTTTTCCAAATGTACTGCAACAACTCGATTTTGAAGCAGAACTTTTAGCGTGTAAGCAAGAGTTAATTTCAAGAGATCCTGAGCTGTTAGATGCTTTAAATTTTGAAAGTGAACCTTTGGTTAAATTACTAGAAACCTTTGCCTATCGTTTTCTTTTAAAGACCGGACAAATAAATGCAACTGCCAAAGCATTGATGCTGGCCTATGCAACAAAATCCGATTTAGATCACTTAGCTGCCAATCGCGATGTGTACCGAAAAACCATTATTGCTGCACAGCCCAATGCCAATCCTCCAATTGAAGCAGTGATGGAATCAGATGAAGATTTACGTCGACGCGTACATTTACAACCAGAAAGCATGTCCGCAGGTTCAATCGGTGCATATCAGTTTTGGGGTTTAAGTGCGCATGGCCATGTCAAAGATATTTCAGTCGAAACGCCTGAAGAAGGTCATGTCAATATTTGGGTGCAAAGCCATGTTGATGCGATTGCCCCACAAACTTTACTGGATATTGTCGATGTCACTTTAGATCCAGATACCAGACGACCATTTACCGATCAGGTTCATGTCAAAGCTGCGACCGTTGAAGAATGGCAACTCAATGCCACACTGGTCCTTTTCCCCGGTCCCGACTCTGCTGTGGTCAAAGCTACTGCTGAAGCGGACGTAAATTTATACATCGAAAAAATATCATCATTGGGCTATGACGTGACACGTAGCGGACTTTTTCGATCATTGCATCAGGGCGGTGTTCAAAATGTGATTTTAAATAGTCCTACCACGGATATTGTCCTACCAAAAAGCCGTTACTCCAAGTGTATAGCTATTAATATCAATATTGTGGAGTTTACAGATGTCTAATCTTCTTCCACGAAATGCCACTAAACTAGAAAAAAATATTGAGCAACTTGGTGAAAAAATTTCCCTTATTCGAGTGCCGTTTGTTGATCTACACAGTATTGATCGTTGTCCTGTGCTTCATTTGCCTTGGCTTGCATGGGAACACCGGGTCGAATATTGGCAACCCGATTGGAATGAACAAGACAAGCGAAATGCCATCCGTGAAAGTGAGTCTTTCAATGCTGGGCGCGGCACACAATCATCCATCTCCAGTCTTATTGGTACCGTAGTCGATCATTATCAATTAAAAGCATGGTATGAGTTTAATCCACCACAAAAGCCATTCACTTTTGTGGTCATCGTTAGCCCACAATACCTCCTCTCAATTGAACAACTGCTGCAAGTTCATACCGCCATTGATGCGACCAAATCAGCCCGAGATAACTATTCAATTTCAGCCAAAGTAAAAACAACCTGTGATTTTTACCTCACAGGTTCAGTCACATCTGGCACAAAAATTCATTTAGAAAGTCTTTAAAGAGAAAAATATGTCCGCAAAATATTACGTCACACTCACCAATTATGGTGCTGAACTTGTTGCTGCAGCACACGATCTGCAATCCATCACATTGACTGAAATGGTGATTGGTGAGGCAAACGGTGTGCCCTACCAACCAATTGACCATACAGACTTAACCCAGCTCGTTCATCAAACTGCGGCTGTCGAAGTCCGTGAAGTTAAAGTTGAAAATAATAGTGCCACTGTTTCAGCAATTATTCCTGCCCATGTCGGGGGCTTTAATATCCATGAACTCGGCTTAAAAGATGCTTCAGGCAAACTGGTCTACATCGGCAATTATCATGGTGCATATAAACCGATTATTGCTGAAGGTGGCGGTGGTGAACTTGAGTTAGTAATCGATATTAAAGGTACAGCAGGTGCTCAAGCACTGATTGAAATCAATCCACTGATTATTTCTGCAAGTAAAACATGGGTATTGGAAAAATTTAATGAACTAATGGAAGCCATCAACAATAAAGAAGACGTTAAAGTCGGTGATTTGTTCATCACGACCTCTAATTTTGCTGATTCTACAGCTGTTACAGCGCATAAAAAATATGGCGTATGGGAAAAATTTGGTGATGGCCATGCCCTTGTTGCACGTGCCTCTGCTACTAATGAACTCGCGCCAGAGTTCATGAAAACCATTGGCGACTCTGATGGTGAATATGAACATCAAATAACAAAAGCTGAAATGCCAGAACATGATCATATTGATGAGGGTTCACCTTACAATAAACTTGTGGCTTCATTAGGGGACATTACACCAAGTGATGGCGATGGCATGAGCGGTACAAATCCTGCAGGAGCAGCCTCACCCCATTACAACAATAGCTACATTCAAACTTCGGATATTACTGCTGCACAATTTACCAAGATGAAGATTAAAAAAAATGGCAGTAGTCAAGCCCATAACAACATTCAACCCTCTATCATCGTTGACGTATGGAAACGAACCGCATAATCATTTTTTGTAAAATCCTGATTAAGCGTTAAACAGGATTCTGCTCATAGAATATTAAATCTCCTCCATTCATGATGACTTCAAAAGCACAACCACTTTTGGAGTCATAACAATGGCTGAATTTCATCACGGTATTACAGGCCGAGAAACAGCTTCAGGAAAAATCCCAATTCGCGATGCAGCCACAGCTGTAATTGCCATGCTTGCTTTTGCAGATGATGCGGATGAAGAAACATTTCCACTTAACACCCCTGTCCTAGTCACCTCAATTAATCGTGTTTTACCTAAAGCCGGTACAACTGGAAATCTGCGTAAAAACCTTGAAATCATTTCTCAAATCACTTCACCGACCTTGGTGGTGATTCGGATTGAGCATCCTCTAGGAGCAGTTTTAAATCAATCTCTGGTGATTGGCACTACAGAGGAAACAGGTCAGCGAACTGGGTTACAAGCATTACTGACCGTTAAATCAGTGCTCGGCCTGACACCGAAAATCATTTGTGTTCCTGATGTTGAAACGATTGATATCGCCAATGCCATCGGTACGATTTGCAAAAAGCTACGCGCTTATTCATACATCACACCACGCAATCGTGACGGTGTCATTTTAGAGACAGCTTATGCAGTCGTGAATTTCCGTAATATGCTGGCATTTCGTGAAGTTGAACTGATCTGGCCTGAATGGACAAGCGGCAATGTCTTCTTAGGCAGTACTGATTCAGACCTAGATTTTAATGAAATTTCAATTCAATCACTTCCACTCAATCATTCAGTTTCACTGACTTATGATCTTTATCGTAATGGTGAAAAATTAGAGTCTAATCAAACGATCGTCATTCAAGAACCAAACAATACCACTGATACTTTCATAGACAGTATTAGCGATATTTTGGACGCATATCCTGATATTACTGTGAATCACGGTGGTGGCGGTATCGCACATTTCTTTAGACCCACCCAATATACGATTCGAGGCAATGCGGGTGATTTAGAAAAAGATACTGTCCGTTTTGTGTTTAAACAAAATTCATCAGAAGAAAATGACCTCTTTCCTATGCTCCGAGATCGTTATAGCGGACTGCCTTTTACCAGTCCGTTGGAATTAATTACCTTGGGCAAAACCATGTATGAAGGAGTCTAAACATCATGACCTTAAAATATGGAACAGGCATTTTTACCGCTGCCGTCGCAGCTGCTGCATTACGTACTGAAACGGATCAGAAAGTCGGATGGCATAAATCACTGTCTAATATTCCTGTGACGGGTCCAACAGGAATCAGCCAACCGATCACATGGGATTTAGAAGATCCTGACACCGATGCAGGTTATTTAAATAGCCATGACATCACCACCATGATTCAGCATGTAGGATTTCGTTTTTGGGGTAATCGTAACTGTTCTGATGACATTCGCTTTTCTTTTGAAGTGGCAACACGTACAGCTCAGTTTTTATTAGACACCATCATTAATGGCTGTTTCCCCTTCGTCGACCAACCACTTACCCCTTTCTTGGCCAAAGACATTATTGACTCAATCAATGCCAAATTACGTGAGCATGTCGATGCCAAGCATTTAATTGGCGCATCCGTCTGGTATGACCAAGCCGAAAATTCAGTTGAGCAATTATCACAAGGTTTGATGTGGATTGATTATGACTACACCCCTGTCCCTACGCTTGAAAATTTGGGGCTAAACCAACGTATTACCGACCGTTATTTAGTTGACTTCGCTCAACTGATCAATGGCGCAAATACCACTGAAGGAATCTAAGTCATGCTTCCACGTACACTCAAAAACTTTAATGTATTTGTGAATACATATTCATGGGCAGGTGTCGCTGAAAGCGTCACCATTCCCAAAATCACCAAGAAGACTGAAGACTATCGTGGCGCAGGGATGATTGGTGATATCGCACTGGCGATGGGCTATGAAAAGCTTGAAGGTGAAGTCACTTATGCAGGTTTTGATGTCAAACAGTACCGTCAGCTTGGTGTCTGCGGTACTTCAGATTTACCTGTTCGTTATGTCGGTGTCTACGAACGTCAGGACAATTGCACCACTCAAACAGTAGAAATTTATACCCGTGGCCAAGCCCTCGAACTTGATCCGGGTGATTCCAAAAACGGTGAAAAAACCGAAATCAAAATGTCTTACAACTACACCTATTTCCGCATGGAGGTGGATGGTGTAGTTGAAGTTGAACTGGACTTTATCAATGGTACCGAGCGTTTTGGCTCAACCGATATCGCTGAAGAAATTAAAAAATTACTTGGTCTGTAAAGATCAGGTAATCCCTTACCCTATTTTTTAAATGAGTATTAAAAATGTCTAAAGTTACTGATGAACAAAGTAAAAACCTTGAAACAATTACAGATCCAAATCTACGCGTGGTGATTTTAGAAAATCCTATTCTGCGTGGTGATCAGTCAATTTCTCACATCGAAATCCGAAAACCCAACGTAGGAACGCTGCGTAATCTCAGCCTTCAAGATGTTTTGAAGTGGGATATCAATGCGACCAATACCGTACTTTCACGAGTGACCTCTCCAACATTAAACCCTGCCGAACTCAACAATATGGATGTATCTGATTACACCTCATTGGCAGTGGAACTGACCAATTTTTTAGTCAGTGCGAAAGCCAAATCCCAAGCAGCGTTGATGACGTAATTGCCAACCTTGCTGTGGTTTTTCACTGGGCACCGAAAGATTGCGAATCTTGGGAAATTGAAGAACTCATGCAATGGAATGAACGTGCGAGAGTGCGTTCAGAAGTAAGTAAATAAAAGGTCAGAATTGAAAATGAGTAATCTAAGTTTAAGTGCGATTTTAAAAATTGTGGATGAAGCATCTAAGCCTCTCAAGCTGATTCGCCAACAAACTGATGCTAGTTCAGATTCAATTGAAGACCTTACGCGCAGTATCGACCGCTTAAATCGAACTTTAGGCGGTTCAAATACCCAACGCTATAACCAGTCATTAAACCAAACTGAGAAATCCTCTCGTGCAGTACGTTTAGCGACACGCATGATGGCAACTGAATATGGTCATGTAGATCATGCTTTGACTGCGTTGCTGCACAAAACCGACCAATGGAATACAAAACTTTCTCAAAACCGCCAAGCGATGCGTCAGGAATTTAAAAGCCTAGCTGTTGGTAGTGTGGTCGCAGGTGCAGGTTTATATAAATTCTTTCAGCCAGCCATTGATTTTGAAAAACAAATGAGTGGTGTACAGGCTGTACTTGATTTAGAAAAACACAGTGCTGCCATGAAAATGCTTGAAGCAGATGCTCGAAAATGGGGTGCAGCTTCATCATTTAGCCCTAAAGAGGCAGCAGAAGCACAATTTAATTTAGGCTCAGGTGGCTTTAATCCGAGTCAAATTCGTGATGCTTTGGGGGGAACATTACAACTGGCTGAAGCAGGTAAAGTTGAACTGGCTGAAGCTGCACAAATTGCCATTGGTACCTTGAATGGTTTTGGTCTGGCAGCCAAAGAAATTAACCGGGTCAATGATGTTTTTCTTCAATCCACCAACGCCACTGCAACCAGTGTCCAAGGGCTTGGCGAAACCATGAAATATGTAGCACCTGTTGCGAAACAATATGGTGCAAGTATTGAAGAAACCACAGCGATGGCAGGCTTACTCGGCAATAATAATATTCTCGACACACAGGCAGGTACATCCCTTCGCGGCATTATGCTTCGTTTGGCTTCACCACCCAAAGCAGCAAGGGCAGCATTAGAAGAACTTAATGTCACTACGGTCGACACAAAAGGTAATCTGCGATCAATGGCAGATATTTTAGATGATGTTCGTAAATCCACCAAAGGAATGGGATCACAAAAACGACTTGAACTTATCTCTGATATTTCAGGCGTAGAAGCCGCTTCAGCAATGGCGGTGTTGGTCGATCAAACAGCCGTACTGGATGAAAATTCAGGCAAAGTGGTCAATAAAATTAAACAACTGACCAGTGAATTAGAAAATTCTGAAGGTGCAGCTGCACGTGCTGCGGCAATTTTAAAAGACAACCTCGCAGGCGACATTGAAAATATGGGTGGTGCTTGGCAAGACTTCAGTATTTCGATCCAAAAAGTGTTGGGTAATGATATGCGGAATTTTATTCAGCAAATCACTGCCATCATTGAACGTGTTAAAAACTGGGTCGATGCCAATCCTGAACTGGTTCGTACATTAGCCAAAATTGCGATGCAGCTCCTTCTGTTTAAAGTTGCCTTACTTGGGGTTCGATATACCACTAACCTTTTCTTTGGGGCAATCGTCAGCGTTATTGCCAGTATTACCAAACTCACCATTTTACTTTGGATTGTCAAAAAAATTGCCAATCGTTTGGGAATCGGTTTACCGAGCCGTATTAACCTGATTAGCAAAGCAGTGGGATTATTAAGTCGGGCATTTATGTTCCTCGCACGACAGGCTATTCCATTGCTCATCCGAGGCATTTTAACCATGAGTGCTGCCCTACTAACCAATCCACTGACTTGGATCATCGTACTGATTGGTGCAGTCGCGCTTGCGATTTATCGATATTGGGGTCCAATCAAAGTATTCTTTCAAGGGTTCTGGTCAGGGCTTCAAATGGGCCTATCCCCTTTGATTGATACCCTGCGTACCTCATTTAACAGCTTAAAAACTACACTTGCACCATTAAAACCAATATGGGATGGCCTAGTCACTGTTTGGGGCATTTTCAAAGGCGTTTTGGCTGAAGCGCTGACACCATTTCAAGCCACCAATCAACAATTAGCCAATGCCACTTCTTATGGTCAAACCTTCGGTCAGGCGCTGGGAATCATTCTGGGCGTATTGGGTGAAGTCATTGTTACTCTGGTCAAATTCGGTGCCACCATTTTTACTGTTGTTGGTACAGCAATTGGGGTGTTTTTTGGTTGGATATCTTTAATTCCAGAACGTGTAAGTTCTGCATTCAGCTCTGTTAAAGCCAGTGTCATGGAAGCAGGGGCAGCATTTATCAATTACCTCCTTACCCCATTAAGACAGGTGATCGGTGCAGTTAATTTGCTAATTACAGGAATGAATAAAATTCCGAACGTCAATATTCCTAAAATTCCGCAAATCCCTCAAGTCAGTGCAACAGGAACATCTGTTCCAACCAAAGTGGTACAAACCAAAGCGATTATTCCGCTGCGAGCACCTCAATCTGGGCAAACTGTTAATCACTTTGGCGCACCGCAAATTAGTATCACAGGCGTAACAGATCCGAAGGCTGTCGGTGTCGTGATTGACCAGAAAATGAAGCAATGGCAAAGCAGTTTTGCGGCACCATCTTCAAACCGCAGCTACAGTGACAAGGACTGAACAGGAGAATTGTTATGTTAATGAGTCTTGGACAATTTATTTTTAAGACCAGTACGTTGGCATTTCAGGAAATTCAACGGCAACGTGCGTGGAATTATGCAGATAATGCTGTCGCTTTTGGTCGTCCCAAAAAACAATTTACAGGTGCAGGTGCAGACACCATCACTTTACCCGGTCTCATTTATGAAGAGTATGGATTCGGTACACGTTTTGCTTTGGATGAATTGGCAAGTATGGCAGATACAGGTCAAGGCTATGTGTTGATGGATGGCTCTGGGTATTTATACGGTGTCTTTGTCATCGATAGCATTGACGAAACCAAATCCATTTTGATGGATAACGGTGTACCAAGAAAAATTGATTACACCCTTAAATTATCCCGTACCGATGATGAACGTATTGAGAATCAAGCTGCACCTGAAATGATGGATGATTCAGTATGATTAAAACGCCAGTTTGCATTATCACCGCCAACAATAAACCTTTAAATACGCTTATTTCTAGTCGCATTATTAGTGTCACTGTGACTGATAATCGCGCCAATGAAGCAGATGAACTGAGTATTGTTTTAGATGACTCCGACGGTGCTTTAGAGTTACCCAAACGTGGCGTAAAGCTAAATTGCAAGATGGGTTTTTTAGGTGAAGATATTCATGATAAAGGCGACTTTGTTGTGGATGAAACGGAATGGTCAGGTACACCCGATCTTATTACTGTGAAAGCCTCCAGCGCCAATTTCAAAAGTAAAATTAAGGAAGCAAAATCGAAGTCTTATCACCGTAAAAAATTTGGTGAAATAGCCTCTGAAGTTGCTAAAAATCATGAGCTAACTTTGGTCATGACTGCTGACTTAAAAGCCATAAATTTAGCCCATGTTGACCAAACCAATGAATCAGATCTCAATCTATTACAACGCCTAGCCAAACAAAATGGTGCTGAAATGGCTGTGAAAAAAGACCGCTTACTTATATTCAAAGCAGGTTCTGCAAAAACGGCTTCAGGCAAGAATTTACCTGCCATCACATTAACCAGAAAAGATGGTGATCAATTTCGTTATAGCGAACAGGATCGTGAATCTGACCATACTGGCGTATCAGCCAGTTATCAGGACACAGGCAAAGCTAAACGTGAAAAGTCTATTGCAGGTGAAAAAGGCAAAGTTAAGCATCTGAAGGGAACTTTTGCCAATAAAGAAGAAGCTGAACGTGCAAGTAAAGCGAAAATGGCAGAAATTAAAAGGCAGATGGCAAAATTCAGTATTACCACGGCTTATGGCATACCTGAAATAAGTACTGAGTCACCAGTGAAGCTACAGGGCTTTAAAGCGGAAGTGGACAAGCTGAAATGGATTGTTGAAAAAGCCACTCATAGTTTTACTAAAAGTGGCGGATTGACGACTCAATTAGACTTAGAGGCAAACATTTAATAATTTATGCGATATAAACTTTTGATTCATTTTTACCTATATTGTCAAAAAACTTTATAATATCCTCTTTTAAAATATCATTAATTGCAGGCCACTCACTTAACTCATAATAAACTGAGTAATCTGCCTTAATCATATCTTTCATATGGTGAAGAGCTTCATTATTTTTACCTAACAAAGAGTTAGCACAAACCAAAATACGTTTATTATCACTATATTTTGAAATTACTCCTTCCAAAAAAGTTTTCTCTTTTTGGTCTAATGCTCCATTAATATATTTTTTTGCGATTAAGGCATTTATCTCTATGACTATTTTCTGTTTAATTGGTAAATTATCAATCTCATTTTTTTTATCATTAATAAATACTAATACACCATCATAATCTTTATTTAGCAGCATTTCATATACATAAACAATATAGTCACTTCCCTCCATTTGCTCTTCCGAAAAATATTTTTGTAAATAATCCAAAGAGACTGAATAATTTCCATTAGAATTTTCTATTTCGGATAAACAATAAGAATAATCTGAAGGACTTAATCTCCCTTTATTGCTTTTTATATATAAACTTAATTTTGAATTAACATCTCTATCCCTAACTATTGAGAATTGTTTGCAAATTTCTCTCACAAAACCAATACTGCTAGCTATATTTAATATACTATTTAAATTATTCTTTAAAGGCCCTAACTCATAGTTTTTAGAAATATTATATTTTGCACATTCCAACAAAAACTCTGTATTACCTTCTTTCAAATTATCATCTTTTAAATTATTAAAAAAAATATTAATTTCATTAAAGTCTAAAGTATTATAATTTTTAACATTTTCTAAATCATCTTTTGTGTATTTAACAACCTCATTAAATAATTGCGCAATCATACTTGTAATTTTCTTTGCATTATTTTTGGAAACATTATTTTTTATACCATCAATTTCACTTAAAAAATTCTTTAAGAGTGACATATCTTTCTTGTATAGAATAAAGTTAATTCTCAACTTTATAGACTCTAAATTATACTTATTAATATTGTAGACCTTATCCAATAATTTTTCGATTTCAGTATCAATCTTTTCTTCTTTTTCTTGTCTTGATTTATGTAATCTTTCTCCCTTTAACTCTTTACTTTTTTTCAATTTTAGATAATTAAACTTATATCTATAAGCATCATTATCTAAACTTGAATCAATATCTAAACTTTGATTAATTAAAGCCTCACATTTTTCAAAAGAAATATTAAGTTCTCCTTCGTACTCCTCATGATAATTTAAAAACATACTAATAATTGAATTTTTAATACTTACACTATAGCTTATTTTTTCATTGACATTATTTAAATAAGATACTTTATCTTTAATATCATTAATAAACACTAATCTCCAAAGATGATATTTAATATTAAAATCATCTTTTTCAATTAAATTATCAATTAACTTTAAGGCTAAATCTTTTTTATCGAGAATTTTTAGAATCCTTATTTTTAACATATAATAATTTTCTATTAACTCTTCATCATTTTCTTCTAAAAGTTTTTCATCAACTTGTTCTAAAGCATGATTTGAATCACCTTTTTTTATTAAATTTTCAATTGTTAATAAGCTTTTCAATTGTTCTGAAGACAAATTACTACTTTTACTCTCATTTAATTGTCTAATTAATTCTGATAAATCTTGATTACTTTTAGTAGTGGATATTTCTTCTATAAAATCAGATATCCACTTATTTTTATGTTCAGAATTATTATAATCTTGAACAAACTTAGTAATACAACTTTCTCTTTTACTTTCAAAAGGGTTATCAATTAAACTTGGTTTAATATTTGCAACATTACAAAATTCAGTAAATAGTTCATCAAATCCATCAATTTGCACACAATAAACTTTATCCTTCCATAAGATTTTTCTTACTTCATGACTAATCTCATCTTCAGCTCTGAAGCACCAATATAATCCGTTTTTTAGATAGTCTTCTTGCTGAAGTAGATAATTAATTACATCCAAAATTGATCTATCTTGACCAGAATAACCAACAACAATTAATCCATTATCTTTAGTGAACTCAATAAATTTTTGTTTAATATTTTGTTCAAGAGACTCTGTCTCTTTAATAGTATTTTTGATATCATCAAAAAGATAATCACCATGTAACTTAATGATTTTTGGTCTTTTAGCTACAACTGAAATACTACTTACTGCTGAGTCATGTGCACAGAGTAGAGGGCGAGTATTTGAAAACTGGTAAAATGCCTCATTGATCAAATCATCAAAATTTGTAGTAAAGATTGTGTTAAAAAAATTATTATTTATTAATGTAATTAAAAATAAATAACCTATCGATGGTAAATGACCATCAACCAAATCTTCAACAAATCTTCGACGCTGAACTGGCAAATCAAATTTTCGTTCAAAAAGGGATGAGTATTCATTCTGTGGATTATACCAAACACCATGCTTTTTAATTAAATAGTCTATAGCTCTCTCTCTAGCTTTTTCTTCACGCTCCTCCAAATCATATTTATCTAAATCAGTATAATAATCCAGGCCATCTTTTTCATAGGTATCTTTCCGCCATTCATTTACTAAATTTCCACCCGTTTTAATACCTGATGCAACAGATGCTCCTGCTCCTAGAAAAATACTATAATTAGGATGAGAGGGAGGCGTTTTTCCAACATAGTCAACTAGATCCTTCACCGTTCTTACTTTATTTTGCAACTCACCCTCTATGAGGTCTTTAAATTTTATAGTTAACATTTTTTTCTCATTAAGAATTATAAACTTAAATATATTATAACAACTCAAAGAGAAATCAACTTAACAAAGTTAATATTAGACCAAAGAGATAATTATTTATATATCAAAACCCTCTCACTAAGAGCTTTCTAAATTAATTTATGAAATTATCGTTGAATTTTTAATGAGCATAATCCAGATAAACAAGTATCCATAGTAATCTGATAACTATCGACGACCTGCGGTTCAATTTCGCCATTTGTGGTAATTTCATCCACTAGCTTTTCCACCGTCAATACCAAACATTGCTCTTGCGAATTTCTGTGCAATAGCAATACTTGCTAGGCTTTTTCTTCATAAAATAAGCTCTCTAAGTTTTGTATAATTTTCTCTAAATTTTCTGCTACGAGATGCATTTTTTTCAAAGAAAAAAACAGATGATTCTTAGGCTCACTCAATACTTCATTTGTAATTTTTTTACGAATTACGACTAAAGAATCAATAGCAATATTACAGGATTCGAAATTTTCTAAATCATTAGAAAGACTCAATATTTTCTCCAAACTAGGAATTGAGATTTTTAATATATCCATTAAATAATTATATGTACTATCTAAACCAGTTTTATAAAAATCCAGCCTTGAAGCACTATTTAAATAAAGATTGATTTGACATCTTATTTCAATAAAAAGTTCTTTAAGTTCCTCTCTATTAGACATTATGTACAACTCCTAAAAATTTGAAACTATGCACCGTCTCAACATGACCCGATCCATTAGCTCACAATGAGCCAAAGCATTGTATCAAAAAGACCTTTTCTTCTATATATAAATAGAATAAAGAATAGAGTTATAAAAGAATGATAAAAAACAAAAACAGTTGACTAAAAAAATATTTAAATTATATTGTACTTATCACAGCAAAATCTGTGATCAGGCGTAGGAACCTGTCATATACTCAAACGGTGCAAAAATAAGTCGCACTATGCGGCATTTTTTTTGCCCACTGTTTAGTCAGCCGTTACGGTAGGCTAGGCAGGGCAGCTTCGTGCTGGTCGCATACCGTTTGAGCGATATTCCTACACCCTGCTTAGTCTGCCACCATTCCGTAGGAAGAGTGTTGGCAGGTTTAAAAACCTCAAACGGATAACGACTATGAACACTCAAAACAAAAGTGTGCATCAAGCACCTGTACGCCTCGACACCCTCTGTCTACAACGCTTACAAGCATCTAACTTTGCTCAACCCCAAATTCATAAACAAATTTTAAATTTCATTCGCCTACGTTTCACACGTTAAGGGGAATCTTATGTCTAAAATTTATATCAACACTGAACTCGGTACAGAAAAACGCTGTACTCGTTGTGGCGACTACTACCCTCTCGACACAGATTTTTTTTATAAAAATGGTGTTTGGCGTGGCAAAACACAATGGACATCACATTGTAAAGCTTGCTTTACTGAAACCTATCGGGGGGATAAATAATGAAAAACATCCTCCTCACAAACCAAGAATATCCCCTCATTGCATCGCCCCAACTCGCTAAAGAATTGGGAACGGCAGCAGCAACATTCCTGCAAAAATTACATTTTTTATTAAGTGAAAATAGAAAATTTAAACAGAAGAAAAATCTAACAACTTATCTAAACCGTAAATGGTGGTTTCATACCTTTGAAGAGTGGCAAACCACACTCGGCATGTTCAGTGTTTCAACCATTAAACGCGCTGTGGCTAAGCTGAAAGAACTCGGTCTAATTGAAATCAATAAGCTTTCAAAAATTAAATCTATCCGTGTGAATTACTACGCCATCAACTATCAAAAGCTTAAAGAATTGTTTGGTATATCTACATCTCAAACCAAGCCCTCACCTGCACCGAAGCCAAGCCCTGAAAATATTATGGGGACTGATGCCCCAACTCAACCAGAAGCAACAGTAGAGAATCTAGCAACCATACCAAGTGAACATCGTGCTTTGTACCGCCAGCTTCGCCAGTACAAACTGGACATTGCTTATGATGATCCGCGACTCCATTTTTGGGAGAAAAAAGCCCGATCCGTGATTGCCTATGCTGCTTCAGCACCAAACCGATTCAATATCAATAAATGGCAATGGCATACACCAGAACAAATATTACCTGAAGAACTTTTAAGGACTTAAAAATGGGAATTGAAAAACACATTATTCGAGTTCAAGAACCACATTCTAAAAAGCGTAAGTTCTTTATTAGCTCGAAGCATTTATACCGATTGCTGCAAACAGATATTTCCTACAAAACTTTTGTAGAAACAAATATTGTCTGGTCACGACTACGTGAAAACATTGACTACCATTTCAATGAACAGCACGACACATACAATCTTTCAATCTGCGCTGTACAGGCAATTTTGATTTTAGAGAATACAGAGAAGAGTTGGCAATTTTTCAATGAACTGACTGACCTGATAAATAACGGTTTTAACCGTTCCTAGGGGATTCTTATGGATATGCAAACAAGATTATCGTTATTAGATCAACATTTGGCTTTATTAATTGAATCGACTGAAAACTGTGGTTCACTTACTGGTGAATCAGTATCAGCAACTTTATTTATTATTCAGGAACAGGTTCGTCAGATTCAGAAGGCAGTAAATCAAGAGTAATAAAAAAGCCCTCTTAGGAGGGCTTTTTTATTTTACCATTTGAATTTTTTGAATACACCGCCAATTTTATTACCAACATCATTCATTATTTCTTTTGTTGACTCCAATGATTCAGATGCAGATGCCTTAATTGCTTCAGCTTGAAGTTCTCGCTTTGAATCTTCAGCTAGCTTTTGCTCAACTAAAATATCATCACTAAATGAAATAGGAACTAATTCAAATTCATCATCATTTTTACCAAGGTTTTTTAAAAATTTATTTTTAAAATCTGCCATTAACTCAGTATCAGGTTCTGGTAAATATGCATTAACCACTTCATGATTTGATACTTCTAATAAAATTTCTGTATACCCATGAGCATTTTCAACATCATGAATTGTTAAATTCATATAAGAAGTTAAATCATTAATTTTTTCTAAAAATTTAGTTAACTTAGATCGGAGATTATTACGCTTAAATGCTAACTCTTTGTCAGAGCTGAGCTTTGCATTTAAAGTATTAATCCTATTAATCCAAGCTTCTCTCAGTTCTGCTATTTCATTTTTATTAAGTTCATTAATTTGATTGATAAAGCTATTTTTTCTCTGGCTGAATAAATCAGACTCATTACTTAGTAATAAAGACTGTATAGCTTTTGCTTTTACTCTCGCAACCAAAAACCATTGACCTAAAATAGTCAAATGCTTATCAAGCATGCTCCATAAAGCATCATAACTTTTATCACTGCCAAACATTGAATCATCAACAAAATTATTTACAGTTGTGATTGCATGTTTAATTTCTTTTGTTAAATGCAACAAGACAGCATCAACTTCTCTGCTATCTTGCTCTACTTGGCTTCTGCGAACTGAAGATAATTCAAACGAATTATTTGCTGAAAGAAAGTACTCATCAAAGTAATGATCTATAGCCTCAATTTTACTTGCACGCTCATCATCTAAAAATTGCTTAATCTCCGCAATTTTAATATTCATTTCTTTCAGTTGCGAAGATATTTCTGCTAAATGTGCTTGGCCAACTGCCATTGTGACAGCTCTCATAGCGACACTTGTAGTTAAAAGTTTTTTCAATTGGTCAGGATCAAACAATCGCGCATGGGAATCTATACCTTTCTCTCCCAACACGATACCTAATTTACCATTCCCATCTTTTGCTTTAGTTAGTGCACCATTTGCAACGACTCGCATATATTTATTGGTAGTAACTTCTTTTGCTACAGCAACATCAGGAGCAAATTGAAGAAGTTGATTGAATAAAGGTAAATTCTTAGAATCTACCTTTTTTCTCTTATCCAAATCCGCTGGATAAGTAAGACTGAAATTTAATTCTGCAATTTCATTTGTAGAATGATTTGATTCAACTAAATTACTCATAAACCCCTCTATTTAATATTTTAAATTATTAGCAATTTAACAAGTAATTTTTATATCACAATCAACTACTTTTTAGTGAAACTCTCAGCAAAATTCCGTACCAAAGTCATCAAAGTATCTTTCTGACTCGGTTCTACGGAATCCCACAGTGTAAGCAGTTCCTTTGCCTCATCAGAAAGCAAATCTGGCTGAGTACGCTCACCAGTAATTAGGTAATAAACATCTACCCCTGCTACATGCAAAGCTTCTAAATCATCCTGCCCCATAACACGCTCGCCTTTTTCATAGCGCATTACAGCCATATTTTTCTTACCAAATAAAGCAGCAAAATCTTTTTGCGATAGGCCTAAACGTGATCGTTCCTGACGAAGGCGTTCGCCTCTTTGATCGTTATTCTCATTTACCATTTGGGATAAATCCATATATTAATTATCCCAATTGGGATAATATTACTTTACTTATTTACCATTTTAACAAAGTTCTTTATTCACCACAGTTTAAAACTGTGACTTCCAAAGGAAACAAATAATGGCTACTCAAGAATCTCAAAAAGAAGTCCAAATCAGCTTTCGTACAACACCAGAAAATCGACGCTTAGCACGTATTGAAGCGGCTAAAAGTAATATGACCCTGAATGAATGGATTAAACATCTTGTTGAATCAAAACTGGTTGAAGCTTCTTCTCAAAACTTAAAATAATCATAAGGCACGGTCTTTAGACCAATCACAGAAAACCAATACAGATTTTTCAAATATTTGAAAAATTTTGTAAATGAGAAAAAGAAATTAAGTAAGTGTCGTCGGGAGCAACAATTACTTGATTGAATATCTAGAGGTACTCCATGAGTAAATCAATTGGTTTTTATTGCCCCCACTGTGGCACACGTATGCATGTATCTAGTCGTAAAAAGCCGTCTCCTCTTTTACATGAATTAATCGTGTCTTGTCGTAATGACCAATGCCTTGCCAGTTTCGCAGCAAGTCTAGAAATGGTGAGACCGGTACAAAACAGTATTAATCCAAACCCAGAAGTTCAGACAGGACTGCCTCAGCATAAACGTCAGTGGGAAACAGAACTCGAGCATCATTTAACAAGTTTGGAAATTCAAACTGAACTTGATGAACATCAAAAGAATTATGTTGAAGGCTTTATTTCTGCCCTATTCCACTCGTCAACCATTGATCTGACTAGAGCATCGACATACCGCAATCGCCTTCAACAAATTAAACTTTTATAGGTTTTTTAAATGGATCTCCAACGTCGTATTGATGACAGACTCAACCAACTTTTCAGTTTTAAAAGAGTCGGTGAATGGTATCGCGAAGGCCGCTGTCCTAGCTGTAATGAAAAAGAACTCTATACACATGCTGAAACACCACGCATGGTGAAGTGTGGGCGTATCAATAAATGTGGCTACGAAGAATACGTTAAAGATATTTGCGAAGAATTTTTTAAGGACTGGACTGAGTATCACCCTAGAACACCAGAAAATCCAAATGCAGCAGCAGATGCATATTTAAAAGAAGGTCGTGGTTTTGATCTTAAAAATTTAAAAGGTCGCTATAGCCAAGAACTGTATCAATCTCCTAAAAATAAAAGCCTCGTCAGTGCCACAGTTCGCTTTAAATTGGCTGAAGGTATTTATTGGGAACGTATCATCGACCGACCAGATCGTTTTGGTCGTCAGAAAGCCAATTTCATTGGTAAATGGACAGGCTTAGCTTGGTCAATCCATAATTTAGATGAACTCTGTCATGCAGGCAGTATTTGGATTACAGAAGGCATCTTTAACAGCATCGCCCTTTCACAGTCTCAAATTATTAGCTTGAGTAATATGAACAGTGGTAATTATCCAACTCAATTATTAGATGCAATTAAAAAACGCTGCCATGAACTGAATAAAGATAAGCCTCGTTTAGTTTGGGCATTAGACAATGATAAAGCAGGTAAAAAATTTTTATCAAAGCATCATAAACATGCAATAGATGATGGATGGCTTTCTACTGCTGCTCTACCTCCTGCACCTATAAATGGTAAATCACTGGATTGGAACGACCTTTTCCAGCGTGAACAACTGAACGAAAAGGATCTAGAGAAATATATCCATTTCGGCAAATTACAAATTGTAGAAACGGCTGAAGAAGCAGGCCTACTGATTTATAACTTTTATGGCAGCAATCTTAGTAAATTCTTTTTTAATCACCATTTCCGCACCTACTGGTGGGAACTTGATTATGAAAAATATAACAAAGCTGTCCAATATGTTGAAGAAACTCAACAAGAGCAAATGCTGTCAGAAGAAGAAGTTCGTATTCAGGCATTAAAAACCTGTTCTTCAGCTAAAGAAATCTGCAATGCACAACTTGAACCACTGTATTTCCAACGCAACGAAATCACCGATGAATCTTGGTATTACTTTCATTTGCAAAGTCCTTGGGGTGAAACCAAAACCACATTTACAGCAGAACACATGGCATCACGCAGTAAATTTAAACCCCGTGTCATGTCAGTGCTTTCAGGTGCCATGTGGACAGGCAGTGACCAACAACTTGAAACCTTTATTAAACGTAAAACTGAAAAATTACGTGAAGTAAAAACGATTGATTTCATTGGTTATAGCAAAGATTATCAAGCCTATATCTTTGATCAATATGCTGTGCATAACGGTCAAGTTATCCACAAAAATGAACATGATTTTTTTAAAACAGGAAAAAAAGAATTAAAAAGTTTAGCCAATTCTCCAGTGATAACACTTAACCCTAAAAAGGAATTTTCACCTACATGGTGGAAAGACTTCTACACTTTAAATGGTGCAAATGGCTTAATCATATTGGCATGGTGGACAGGGACTTATTTTGCTGAACAAATCCGCGCATTAAATTCTTCCTATCCTTTCTTCGAATTTGTAGGGCAAGCCGGTGCAGGTAAATCGACTTTACTAGAATTATTATGGAAGTTCAGTGGTCGTGAAGCTTATGAAGGCTTTGACCCAAACAAATCAACCAGTGTGGCGATTTATCGTAACTTTGCCCAAGCATCAAATATGCCCATCGTCCTCATCGAGGGTGATCGTAACGATCAAAATGGTGGTACTCAAAAAGCAAAGTTCAGTTGGGATGAACTTAAAGATGCTTTTAACGGTCGTGCAATTCGTTCTAAAGGCTTAAAAACCGCAGGCAATGAAACCTATGAGCCACCATTCCGTGGTGCCATCATGATTAGCCAGAATACGCCTATTCAAGCCTCTGAAGCGATTCTATCACGGACTTTGCACCTTACTGTGACCACTAAAGGCCATAACCTCGATAAGAAAAGAATTGCCGACCGTTTATCACGTATAGAACTTGCAGAAGCATGTACCTATATGACGCATTGCCTAAAAAATGAAGCAAAGATTCTGCAAACTTATTCAGACAATATCCAAGGTCTTGAAGAAGAATTTCATCAAAAAGGCATTACTCATACTCGTATCGCTCTTTGTCATGCACAAGTATCAGCAATGATTGATGCTCTTTCAGAACACGTTTTAAAAGGTGTGATAGATCTGGATGAAATTTGTGATGCTAAACGTATTTTAGAAACGATGGCACGTGAGCGTATAGAGCAGCTTGGCAGTGACCATCCTCAAGTACAGCAATTCTGGGATGCGTTTGAATATATGAATGTCAGTCGCAGTGCTTCCTTCAGTTTGAATCATCATGACCAGGATGCACAAAGCATCGCAATCAATCTAAATGAAGTCTACAAAGTTGCTGCTCGAAACTATCAATCTTTACCAGATATCAATGAAATGCGAAGCCTACTTCGCTCAAGTCGTCGCTATAAATTCATTGATATGAATAAGCCTGTGAAGTCTAAAAACTTCCCAGCAGATGATGTTAAAAATGCCACAACGGACATTAGAGAACGTGTCGTTAAATGTTGGCTTTTCACAAACCCATACTTCAACCAACAGCCTAAAAAACCTAAATAATTTTTAAGTGAACAAATAGAAGCTATCACTAAATCAGGAGACGAAAACTATGCAACACGATCCTAACGTAGAACTACAACATCCGACGACTAAATTTAGAGGAGCTAAACTTAATGGCTGAATTCATCGTAACAATTGAAGCTGACTCTGCACCTCAAATTGTTCTTGGTCAAATTCTTCTTGGTGGTACTGTGACGGCTCTTAAACTTGAAAAACGTAAATTAGTATCGGTTTCCGAACTTGTTGCCAAATACGGGTATTCTGACGAAACAATAAGAACCAAATGTATATCTATCAACCAAGGGAGCAACGGCAAACATATGTACGATCCCGATGCTGCCGATGCCCTTCTCAGAAATCCTAAATTCAGACGTGGATCAAGACGTAAAAACTAACAAAATGCCCACTATAAAGTGGGCTTATTTCTATCCATTAAAAGCTGCAACTAAATCATCTGCATTCGGGTTGTAATAAGTATTCACAAGTACATCAATTTTTTTGTGACCAGTAATTTTAGCCAGAACCTCAACGGGTAATTTTCTAACTCGAACCATACGTGTAATGGCTTCATGCCTTGTATCGTGAAAATGTAAATTATTCAGACCCACGGCAGTTTTCCTTTTTTCCCACATTAACCGAAAGGCATTTTCTGACTGCGGTATAATTCTACGCCCTTCATGCTTAATCAGTTTCAATAATTCTTTTGCTTCTTCAGACAATGGAACAATACGCGGATCTCCATTCTTAGTTTTAGGTAAATGAACATACCCATCAAAAATATCTTTCCTTTCCATTGAAAGGATTTCACCACGACGCATTGCCGTTTCAATAGCAAACAGAAAGCCCCAAGCAACATAATGCTGCGGCAAAACTGGTACTTGCCCCATCTCATAACTTAATGCTTTAAGTATTAGTTCAATTTCAGATATATGAATACGACGTGAACGTGCTTTAGGTTTTTTGGGCTTCGTCATTTGCATCCAAGCATTTTCATTCAAAATGAAAAGCTCTTTTTGTGCATAAGTAAACATTGCACTGTAATGAGAAATTTCTTTTAGAACTGTATTCTCACCCACTTGTTGAAGTCTTTTGTTGCGCCAATTTGTTAAATCTTTCGGAGTGATGTCATAAATAGATTTTTGTGCCAATGCACCAAATTTACTCTCAAAATTGTTGTGCTGACCTTTGATCCAAGCACGTGATGATTTAGATTCCTTCCATTGGCCAACGCTCTCATAATATTTATTGTTTAAATCTCTAAAAGAAAATTTAGGTTTAACCTCTCCATTTTCAATTCTAGTTTGTGTTTTTAATTCTAATAATTTAAGTGCAGCCCATTGCTCACATTCTTTGGCCGTATCACGGGTACAGTAATATCTTTTACTTTGATATGAGACAGTAATTGTATATGTCTCACCTCTTTTTCTAGGTACTGGTAATTTCATTTTGTCGCAAACTAGTCGCAGATGGCTAAGAAATACTGCCAT